CAAGATATGCGTGAAGATATTTCAACAGGGGCTATTAATGAAGAATCTAAATCTAGTTTGCGAAGCGAAACTCAGCGTAAACCAAGGGCTAAACGAAGCAACAGCACCAAGCGGTAAAATTGAGGCTAAAGTAACGACTTGGGGCGCACGGGAAGGTGCGGACGGGCGTAGATTTAACTATCAACCCGAAGGCTTTGCTGATTGGGCTAAAGAATTTGCAGATAAAGGCAAGCCTTTGCCTATGTTCCTAAATCATAACGATATGGGTATGCCAATCGGCGAATGGCACGAATTTATGTTTGAAGATGACGGAATGAGCGCTAATGGTCGCTTGTTTATGAACACTTCCGGCGGGCGTGACATTTATAACGTGCTAAAAGAATCACCAAATCTATTCGGTGGCGTATCAGTCGGCGCTTTTGCCGAAGAATACTCATGGGTAGACGAAAACGGCGAACCTTTAGCGGATGACGCTGACCCAATGGAAGCCGGATATTTTCAGATTAAAAAGGGCGGTTTAATGGAAGTGTCAGTAGTCATGCACCCCAATAATGAGCAAGCTAGTATTAGCGCTCTTGAGTGTATTGACCAAAACGGTTCATTAAATCCTCGAAATGTCGAAAAACTTTTGCGTGAGGCAGGAGTTTCCCGAAAAGATGCAACCACCGCATCTTCAATCTTCAAGAAGATTCTTGAGCAACGTGATGTTGCTAAGAAAGACCTTGAGGTAGCCCCAAAGCAGAGCGAATCTGATGCGGTGGTAAATGAAGCCGAAGAATTACTTAAAGCATTGCAATTGCGTGAGTTAACTAAGGCACTTGAAAAACGCATCAAATAAAGGACTAATCATGTCAATCGAAAAAGTATTAGAGAAAGTTGACGCAATCGAAGCATCGCAAGACGCAAAGATTGAAGAAGCTAAAGTAGCCGTTGAAACCGCTGTTACTGAAAAAGTAGAAGCCGTTAAAAACGAAACCGCTGAAAAAATTGCCGCAATTGAAGCCAAGTTGGCAGAAATTGGTAGCACACCTGTAGTTAAGACCTACAAGTCAATTAGCCAAGAAGTTAATCGTTCTGTAAAAGAACAAATCCGTGATTTCTACAAATCAGGCACTCGTGTTGAAAAAGAAATCAAGATGTTTGAAGATGACGGTCAGTATGACGCATACATGAAAGAGGCATCCGCTTTAACAGGTTCCGGCGCTGGCGTTGGTGGTCGTACTGCCTATGATCCAGTATTCGTTTCTTTGCGTTTGCTAAACCCAATGCGTGGAGTTTCCCGTTCTGTTGCAACTGACGGCGCAACCTATCAGTTTCGTGCAAAAGTAGGTAATGCTGGTGCTGGCTGGGGTTATGCAATCAATAACAACACAGCAGAAACCACACAGAACACAAATATTTGGCAATTAACGTTGCAAGACTTAAACGTTCAGTTCCCAATCAGAACTGCCGCACTTGATGATATTGACGGCTTAGAAGCTAACGTAGTAAGCGACATGCTTGCTGAATTTAGCCAGTTAGAAGCTCAATCAATGATTCAGAACGATGACCAAGTTGCTTATACCAACATTACCACTCCTCCTTACGGCGGATCAAACGGTTTGCGTGGTTTAAATCAATACGGCGGTGAAGCTGCAACCTATAACGGCGGATATGTAACTACTGCTCTTTATGGTTCAAGCGGAACTGGATCGTCTAGCGGTTTGCACGATATTGCAACTTATGACCAAATCGACACTAACGGTGATGGTACTAGCGTAGGTCAAACCTCAAACAAAGTGCAGTTTAAAGACATCGTAAACTTTGTTTATAGCTTGCCACAACAGTATTGGACACCAACTGCTAAGATTATCGTTAATCCAATCATGCTTGCCGCTATCCGTGGCTTGACTGATGACAACGGTACTCCAGTATTTGAGCGTATGGGTCCTTTAGAAGTAGACGGTATTGTTGGTCGTATGCTTGGCTTTGACGTTGTAGTTAACAAGTATCTTGATACTCCTACCTACAACAACATTCCAAGCAAACTAAATTTGTATCCAATGTATTTTGGTGATTTCCAACGTGGTCATACCATTGTTGATCGCCTTAATATGATTTTACGTAGATACGATCAGACAGCACCCGGATTCATTACGTTCTACGGCGAGAAGCGTCTATGCACAAGCGTAGTCGATCCATTCTCGATTATCCGTTATCGTTCTACCGCAACTGCTGGAGATTAAGGGTAGGGGGCGCAAGCCCCCGCCTTTTTAACTTAATTGGAATCTAAAATGACCACAAATTCAATACTTGATGCAGTAAAAAACGCCATGCAAGAAGGCAAGGCAACAGTAAACCTTAAAGAAGCCAGCGCACTAACTGGATCAGGTAGTGGCGTTGGTGGGCGTGTAATTTATGATGAAGCTTTTGCCGCATTACGTTATGGCAACCCATTACGTATGGCTGGCGCTAGAGTAATTAATACTATTGGCTCAGATGAAGCCTTTGTAGTTAAAACTGGTAATGCAACTTTAATTCAAAGTGGCGCAAATAACCCGTGGGGTTATGGAATTAATACAAACGTAGGCAACTACGCAACCTCTTTTTGGCAATTACCAATCCGAGCAATTAACGCAACCGTGCCAGTCCGCACCGCCGTTTTGTCGGATGTTAATTATTTAAATGAAACTATTGCTATGGATATGGCGCTTGAGTTTGCTCAACAAGAAGCCCTTTCTATGATGTATAACAATGACCAAGCTGGTTCAACAACAGTAAATTTTGGTGCAACAGCAGGCCTTCGTGGGCTGAATAGCTATGCTGGCTCTACAAGTGCCGCCGCATTTGGTTCTAACGGTTCAGCAATTACTAACGGTTTACATACCGTTTTACAAGTAGCGCAAGCTTCTAATGCGGCTGTTACTTATGATGACATTGCAAACCTTATGGGCGCTTTGCCGGCACAATATTTGTTTAAGCCTACAACTTGCTGGATGATGCACCCAACTACGATTATGGCTTTGCGTAAATTAAAAGCGGCAACTTCTAACGTTATTAACTTTATTGAATCAGGCGAAGAAGACGGCGGTGCCGTAGTTTATATTTTTGGTCATCCGGTATGTGTAAACCCTTACATGGATGTAACAGGCGCTGGCAAATACCCCGTTTATTTAGCTGAATGGGAACGCTTTATGTCTATTGCTGACCGTGAAGAAATGTCAATCCAAATGCTTGAGCAAACTCAGGCTGGATTTATTACTTTCTTTGGCGAAAAGCGTGTATGCTCAACTATCCGTGACGTGTTTGCGGGTGTTCGTTTAGTAGGTCCAGCTTAATAAGGTGACGTATGTCCAATGGAATTGTTGACCAAGGATGGTTACAAAGTTCTAGGAATCCGTTTAGTTATGAAAAGATAATCCAGCTAGATCGTGACATTACGACAAGCTGGCTTACTTTAGACGAGATTACCCAGCAATTAAATCTGTTTCAAGATGAAAGCCAAGATGGGTTTTTGACTAATCTTGAGGTTGCAACCCGCATGGCAATTGAAGACTATTTGGGAATGAGCATATTTCCTATTAAATGGAAAATCTTTTACGGCAACGCAACAACAATTAATACGCAAGTGTTTTTAGACCTGCCGGAGATTACGCAGGGTCATTGTGGCGTAAAGATTAACTGCGTAAGTTATTACAATGGTTCTACCCCGCCAGTCGAAACAGCGTTAGACCCAACGGCTTATTATTACGATCCTACGGGCAACAAAGTTATTGTTACCAGTTTTCCATCAGACATTAATAACTTTATGAGTAATCCTATTATGGTTACTTATACAACAAACGCCAATTTTTATGCGCAATACCCTAACATCAAGCAAGCTGGCTTACTTTTGTTGACGCATTTGTATAACCAACGCTCAAATACCACTTCGGATTCGCTAAAAGAGCTTCCCTATGGCGTTGCTCAATTGCTTAGACCATACAAGCCCTTGGTGATGTAAATGTCAATAGCCCGTTACGAAAACGCTACTATTAATGCGGTTACAAACGGCACGGATGCTTTTGGTCAATACACAACTACAATTACCCCGCTTTTTACCAGTCGGGCAATAGTAAAAGACGTTAGAAACAGCCTTAGAATCTCTGAGCGTTACCGTGCGTATCAGGATTTGGTAAATTTGACGTTTAACTATACCCCTAATATGAAAGCCGTAGTTGACGATCAGGCTAACTACAGCGTTACATGGCGAAACCAAGAATGGCGAGTTACGGACATATTTGAGTCGGATGACCGTATGAGAATTACCCTATTGTGCTATTTTGCAAACCCAAGCGTGCCGGTATGACTACTCAGCTTGATCCGTCAGTTTATGCGCAATGTATCCAATGGCAATTGGCGGACATTATGTCCCCAATACCCGTTTACGCAAATTTTAATAGGAATTACGCCAGCCAGCCTAAGTTTCTAACATGGCAATTACGCAACGTTCACCAGCCCGTTTATACAGGGCAAACCCAGTCAAATAAAGGCATAGACCGTCCAGTCTTTCAAATTAGCGTATTTGCTAAGGAAATGTCTGACGCTTTCAATATGTCAAACAGTATATTACAATCGTTGCATGGCTATTCAGGCACTTTTGGCAACCCAGCAACAATTGGGTTTTTTATAGCCAAGGCGGATGTAGTATGGCAATACAATAGTTACGATAACGAGTTAGGTTTGCATCAAGTGTTTATGGATTGCACTCTTGATGTGCCAGCATAAGATAAGATTTACTTAACTTACTTTTTATGAGGTTTAAAAATGGCACTAATTAATAAGGTACTTCCCGGATATGTTGCAACTATTTGGATGCAAGATGATGCAACTCCTACTCCTTTAACTGATACGCAACTAGGTCAATGGTCAAACCAAGTCGAGCCTATTATTGGCACTTCTGCTGGCGGTACAGGCACGGCTGGTATGCAAATCCCCGTAGAGGCTATCCCAGCTTTTGGTGCAGATGACGCTTCGGCAACCTACTCTATCGCTGGTGCTAGAACTGGCGCTAAGATCACTACTCAGAACCAAGTTACCAGCCTTAACATTACCGCCGCATGGAATTCAGCAGACCCAGCTTTGCTACAAATCCGTTCGGACGGCTATGACGGCGCTACTATCCGCACTTATGTTATTGCGGTATATGACGGCACAGATACCGTTGCATACGCATTTAACGCCCGTGTAGGTGGTTTGCAATGGGATATGTCACCATCTGCTGAGGGCAAGTTTACGTTTGTATTGCACCCAGTAGGCGGTAACAGCTATGGCTGGACTACCAACTAAATAAGCCCCCGCAAGGGGGTTTTCCCTATATGACAATACAAAACAATTCGGAAGAATTACTAACCTACCTAATTTCACTGCACGACTCAGGGTCAAAAAACTGGTTCGGCTTTAAACAGCAACGCATAGCTGGCATATACTTAGCTTATGAGATAGCCAAGCGCCATGCGCCGGACATGACTCCTGAGCAATGTGCGGACTATTCATTTCGACTAGGCAACGCTGTATACGAAAAACTGGTAAAGGCTGGAAATGGGAATTGATGTTGCACGACTGGCGGATCAAAGACCTCCAAAACAATACGATTATTTAAAGTATTCATGGTCAACTACGGGTTTTGACGGGCTAGAGGAAGTATTGATACAGCTAGGAAAAGACTTTGGCTTTGACAATGCGGCAAAAAGAGTGCTTGTGCCAGCCTTAAAAGAGGCTATGCGCCCTTGTTTAACTACGGCTAGGGCGTTTATATTAGCTGGTCCATATAACGAGGCAAACGTCACTACCCCGCACATGGTAGACAGTCTAAAACTGCACGCTAGGATGCCAAACAATCGAGATAAGCGTTCAGCATATATTAAGCAAAATGACGTGGCTATGGCTATGGTATCCGTTTATACGGATAAACGAGCCGTATCCCAAGAGTTCGGAAACGCTAGAGTTCCGGCACAACCCTATTTACGCAGAGCCTTAGAGTTCTCCTCTACGGCTTGCGTGGATCAACTGCAAATGATTTTGGGGCAGAAAATACAAGAGTATCGAGCAAAACAAACTAAGGACAAAATATGAGCTTTGCAAAATCGCTAAAAATTAATACGGATCACATTCGGATTCGTTCTTTTGAATTTAACGGGCAGACCCTAAAAGTCAGAGTGCCTACAACTACTGAGGCAGACGGGCTATACGAGCGTATGAAATCTCCTGCCGAAGAACTAATTAACCTTAAATATCAAGAACTTAGAACGCCTTTAATAGAAAAGCGCAAGGAATTAGAAAAAACGGACAACGACATTAAGTTTACGGACGATGACATTATTGTTGCCGGAACGTCAATTAAAGAATTGGCTAAAAGCCAAGCCGAGGGCGAAACCCGTATTTTAGAAACCTTTAAATTCTTAGTGCCGGCAGACGGCAAAGATATGTCCACATTGACTTATGAGGAAATTAACAACGATTTGCCTTTGCCAATTCAGCTTGATTTAGTTAAAAAGATTACCGAGGTTATTAGTTCCAGCTACGAGGAAACCCGAAAAAACTAATTGGCTCTGTTCGCAATCAAGCTAGAGCCTATATGATTGCGCACGGGGCTGATCCCGACAATTTAGACGAGGAAACCTTTAGGCAAATCTGCGTGATGTATTCGGATGGGGTTATCGGAAACGGATTAATAATTGAAACGCTAGGCAATTTGACGGCTGGCGTATACAATTACATGAGGTCAAATAGTTCGCAAGCCTATACACTTAGAAACATTATAGGCAGAGCCTACGAATATATTTACCCGCCACAGGACACTACAAGAACCGTAAATGATGGCTTGCTGGCGTATGTCAGTCAAGCTAAAGGTTTTAACCCGAAAATGTTTAAGGGGAAACAATGAGTATTTTGGCTCGGCTTGGCGTAGTAATGACCGTAGACTCTGCGGAGTTTAGAAAAGGCATTGACGAGGCTACCCTTAAATCAAGGGCTTTTCAGGCAGAACTGAAACGCCAAAACCGTGAATCAGCCCAATTTGGTAAAGATGCCGCCGCAGTTTTAAGCAAGGTTGCGGCAGTTGCCGCTATTGCTGGTGCGGCAATTCTCAAGGCTTTTTCTTATGCGGACGAGATTAAAGATACGGCAGACTCATTAGACATTACCGTTGAATCGCTTGTGCGGTTAAGAACCGCTTTGCAAGGCGCTGGCGGTGATGCTGAAAAAATGGGCAATGTATTAACTAAGCTAACCATAAACCAAGATAAAGCAAGAGAGGGCGCAGACAATGTGCGTGAAGCTTTTGGTCGTCTTGGAATAGCTGGCGGAGAAGTAGAAAACCTTGCGCCTGACGAATTGTTTGAACGGGTGGCTTACCAGCTATCTAAAATTGAAGACCCAGCAAGACGTAACGCTTTGGCTTTTGAAATATTAGGAAAAGCGGCAAAAGGGGTTGATTGGAAAGCGTATTGGGAAGGATATTCTAAAGGCGAAGGCGTATCCAATAACGTTGCCGAAGCAATTAAAGCTGGCGCAGACGCATGGGATAACCTTAAAAAAGCTGGCGTAACCGCTTTAAATGCCATTCTTGTATTGGCAAAACCACTTGCAGACCTTATTAATCGTTTTGCTCAAGCGTCTAGCGATCCCCGCCGTGATACTTATTCTGAACGTTTTGAACAAGCTAAAAAAGAATTAGCAAACGACCCAACGTATCTTGCGGCAGGACTTAGAGTTCGCCGGCAAATGATTGACGCTCGTGCGCAAGAATTAGCTATTGTTAGAGAAACAGCAAAAGAAGAAGGGCGTGGCACAGCGCCAGCAAAAGGCAATCAAGGTGGATATAAAGAAGCCAGCGTTAAAGAGCAATCAGCTATTAAAGAAAGAGCCGCATTATTAGAGGCGTTTAAGATTCGGGTAGAGCAATTAAGCACAGTTAGCCAACAAATTGCTAGAGAAACAGAATTAATAGGCTTAAATGAACAAGAAGCCGAGCGCAAAAAATTACGTTGGGCTATGGAAGATGAAAACCTCAAGATGCAACTTGATCTTGAGCGTCAAATACAACTAGAAAAAGCTAAAGGTAAAGAAACGGATAGAGAAAAAATCCGTATGTTAGAAGACCAAAAGATTGCGTATCAAGCCTTAACTGATATGGCTAGAGCGCAAGGAGAGCAAGAATTACAAATTAAAGAAGCAAAAATACGCTCTCAACAAATTTTAACTAACGTAGAGCGTGAAGGTTTAAACCAGCTTGTAGACAATTTTCAAGTGCTTGGTCAACAAAGCAAAGCGGCATTTGCCGCATGGAAAGCGTTTAGCATAGTTAATGCAATTATTGACACATACACAGGTGCGCAAAAAGCTTTTACGTCTTTAGCTGGAATCCCCATTGTTGGTCCGGCACTTGGAACGGTTGCGGCGGCAGTTGCTATTGCGGCAGGTATGGCTAGGGTTAATATGATTCGTAGCCAGCAATATCAAGGCAGACAGTTTGGTGGTTCTATTGTGGCAAACACTCCATATATGGTGGGTGAATCGGGTCCTGAGTTAGTTATTCCGCATAAAGGCGGAACGGTTATTCCTAACAATCAATTAGGCAATCATATGGGCGGTGGACCACAAATCATATACAACGGACCTTATATTGCACAAATGAGCGCCATTGATACACAATCCGCAACACAATTCTTGGCAAAAAATAAAGAAAGCGTGTTTGCCGCAAATCAATCGGCTAGTAGGTCATTACCAGCAACGAGGACATAATGAGTTTAAATACAATACTTGGCGTTAGCGAATCGGTGCAAATAAACGATCACCGTTTTGTAGGTCAAATGCTATCTCGAAACCAGCGCATTACAACTAGCGAAATTATTACAGTTGTGCCGTTTGAATTTACATTTAAACCCATGTCATATTTGCGGTATAGCGAAAGCCGTTCTTTGCTTAACTCTTTACGAGTGCCGGACAAAGCATTAGAGCAATATCTTAATTTTGGCTCTACCGGCTGGGTTAATTACATTAAATACCAAGGCGATATGAATAGCGGACAAATTAGCGCTTGCCAATGGCAAACCAGTTCCGCAAACAAAACGCTTGTATTAGGCTCTTTGCCGTCTATTTCATCCTCAGCTTTTATTGTAAAAACAGGTGATTTTTGCCAAGTAGGACGCTATGCGTATATAGCAACGGCTGACGTTACTAGGGGTGGCGGATCAACCGTAAACATACCAGTTCATAGAAACCTTATAGATACGTTAACAAATCCTGTTGCCGCAGTAATAGGCGAATACGGCACAACAATTAGTTTAGGCGGATCGTCATATTTAGGCACAACATTCTGCGTCATACTGCGTGATTATCCAACGTATAGCCTTGTTCCAATTAAAAACGATTCTTTTTTAAATTGGTCAAGCGATTTTAAAGCAATAGAAAGCGTGTTATGAACGTTATTGCACCAGTCGATAACACAAATAATATTCGCTATGCCGATTTTGTAAGGGTAACTAGCGGGGCAAACGTATACCGTTTTGCTACAACTGCTAGTGCTTTAACCATTCCAGCCGTTGATCCTTTGCCGTTTAATGCTTTAGGACCGCTTATGAAAGTAGGCGATGCTCAACGTGACATTAAATCTACAGCTAATGAAACAACGTTTACTTTAGTAGGCATAGATCAATCAATGCTAGGCTGGGTTTTAGGGCAAACTATTAAAGGTTCTTATATAGAAGCGTGGCATGGGTTTTTTGATACTAATGGCGCACTTATAACTACTGGCGGAACTGGCGGTTTGTATCAATTTTTTAACGGTTATGTAAATTCTTTTTCTATATCTGAAACATGGATGGAAGAAGCTAGATCGTTTGTAGGAGTGATTACAGTAAGCGCATCATCTATACAGATGATTCTTCAAAACAGAACAGCCGGACGTTATACCAATAACAATTCTTGGCAATTTTTTACTCCTAACGATACAAGCATGGATAGGGTAGCGTTTATTACAACTATTAATTACCAATTTGGAAAAACATGATAAGACAAGCAACCAAATACGACAAAATACAAATAATAGAATTAATGAAATGTTTTAGAAAAGAAAGTCAGATACAGGAATATCAAGATTTAGAAAATGAAAATTATTGGAACAGTTTGTTAGACAGTATTTTTGCTGGACAAGGAATAGTGTATTTAGAGGATAACGTAGGATTAATAATGGCTTTAATTACTCCAACAATTTGGTGCAACAAAACGTTAGCTATGCACGAATTGGCGTGGTATGTAAAACCTGAGCATAGAGGCGGGACTGTAGGTTACAGATTGCTTAAGGCTTATGTAGAGTATGGCAAAAAATTAAAAAAAAATGGGCGCATTAAATTGTTTACTATGACCAAAATGATTACCAGCCCTAATTTAAAGTATGACCGTTTCGGCTTTAAAAAACTTGACGAAAACTGGATTCAGTAATGTTTAAAAAATTATTATTGCTTTTTGCATTATTGGGATTTGCAAGCCACGCTTATAGTGCGGCAACTATAATTACTATTGCCGTTGCTAGTGCGGCGCTATATGCTGGGGCAAGCATAGCTACAGCTATGGTTATTGCTTTAGTAGCGTCCGTTGTTATTTCTAAAGCATTTAACACTTCGCCGGAAGGTGGAGATTATGGCGGTGGCGCTGGAACAAGCCCTAATCTTGGTAATCGGCAACAAGTTCCCCCAGCAACAGATAACAAATTGCCAGTAGTTTATGGTTCTGCATATTTAGGCGGAACTATTGTTGATTTAAGCATCACAGAAAACAATCAAGAAATTTATTTTGTAATGGCTATTTGCGAAGTTACAAACAACGGTGCAGATACTATTACTTTTGGGGATGTGTATTGGGGCGGAAAAAAGGTTTTGTTTACCAACTCTACAAGTTCAACAATTACAGGATTATTAGACGAATCAACTGGTATCACAGATACAACGGTAGCGCCATATATAGAATTTAATTTGTATAGTAATGGATCAGCCAGCCCAGTTAGGGGAATAAATGCAATAACTTTAATGCAATCTAGCGGATTAATTTACACATGGAACAGCACTAAATTAATGACTAATTGTGCTTTTGCAATTGTAAAACTTACTTACAATTCAACGGCTGGCGTAACAGGAATTCAACAAACTAAATTTGAAGTTACTAATTCTAGGGATTCTGCTGGCGATTGCATACAAGATTATTTAACAAATACAGTTTATGGCGGTGCAATACCATTAGCCCAAATAAACACAGCAAGCCTTACAGCATTAAACACTTATTCAAATGCTAGTTTTACTTATACAAATTTTAATGGTGGAACGTCTACGCAACCACGTTTTAAATTTAATGGAGTAATCGATCCTAAACGTACAATTATGCAAAACTTACAAGATATGAGTTCTTGTTGCGATTGTTTAATACGATATAACGAAATTACAGCACAATGGGGCGTTATTGTTCAAAGCCCTACATATACCGTAGCTATGAATTTAAACGATAGCAATATGGTTTCAGCAATACAAATTAATCCAATTGACATATCCGGAACATATAACGTTGTAGAAGTTAAATACCCCGATTCAACGGCTCAAGATGCTTTTACTACGGTTACTTTTGACTTAAATCAAATTAATCCGTCTTTATTATTTCCTAATGAACCAGTAAACAAACAATCCTTAAACTTGCCATTGGTAAACAATAATGTGCAAGCGCAATATTTGGCAAATCGTTTTCTTGAATCAGCTAGAGAAGATTTACAAGTACAGGTAAGTATTAACTTTAGCGGTATACAATTAGAGGCTGGCGACATAGTAACTGTTACAAATAGCAATTACGGCTGGACTAATAAACTATTTAGAATATTAAAAGTTACCGAAGAATTTGCAGATGATGGTGCTGTATTAGCAAAATTGTCATTAAGCGAATTTAATCCTACGGTTTATGATGATAAAAATATTACTCAGTTTGCGCCGGAAGATAATACCGGTATAGGTGACCCAACATTTTTTGGAACAATACCAGCCCCAATTGTTTCTACACAATATCCAACTGCAACAAACCCTAGTTTTGTAATACAAGCTACAACATCAAGTTCCGGCATTACTCAATATATTGAAATTTGGTATTCAGCATTTAGCAACCCAACAGAAGATCAGCGCATCTTTGCTGGCACAAGCGAAATTCAATCTGAGGGAAATCCATACAACATTAATACAGTTGTGCCAAATATTACTTTAACAAATTTGCCAGCAGGTAATTGGTATTTTTTTAGCAGAATGGTAAATAGCCTTGCTAGTTCTTCATATAGCCCAGCTAGCACACTATTTCAATGGCGTCCAAGCACATTTCAATATATAGATCGTTATTTAGCAGTAGCCTATGCAGACAATATTACAGGCTCATCTAATTTTAATTTTAGCCCTACTAATCGTTTGTATTATGGATTATGCAATCAATCAAGCATAACTCCACCTGTAACTGCATCTTCTTATACTTGGTATCTTGCTGATCCTGCTTTTGGCACAAATATATTTTTAGGCTATACAAATCGTACAGGTCGCAAATTTAGTTTTGACACAGGCTTTGCAGGATTTGCAGGTGGTGGTGGTTCGTTTGTTCTTACACAAGCAACTATATTTGATCCTTCTATTTGGTCTGCCTTGCCTGATGGCACAAATATTATTGACCTAGATGGGAGAACAGGACAATTAATTCAGACAGGAACAACTAGCGTAGGCACAGGCGAGATTGATGTAGTTAATAATGCAGATGGCAAAATTGTTGCGGCTCTAAAACCATACCTTGATTTTGGTGGTCCATATCAATTTACAAGTTCTGTAGCAACTTTGACTGTAGATATTTATGGTCGTGTTGTAGGTTTTAGCACACCTGATGCTTTTTATTATTCAGAAGAACAATTTGTTGCAACTGCTAGTCAGACAGTATTTACTGTAACTCGTAGTTCAGATTACTTAATAAATAATTGTTGGGTAATGCAAAATGGAGTATTACTAGATGATTCTGAATTTACTGATACAGGTGGTTCAACAGGTACAGTAACCCTTACAAACCCTGCTAGTGCAGGCGATCAGATATATATTATATCTTTTAGGTCAAATAACGCTACAACAGGCAATTACGCATCATTTAGCCGAAATGAAATAGATGTAAGTAATGTTAGCGAAA